AGTATCTTGTAAACCAAGAATCTTATCTCTAATAAATATATCAGGTAGCAATGGAGCTTCTCCATCTCTAGCTATTTGAGCCATATTCATCTTGGTCAAATCATCTTGAGGTAGTTGTCCTACAAATGTTATTTCAATATCACCTGTACCTTCTATATCTTTAGGATTTATTTTTTCTTTAAAGTATTGTCTGTTCATATCCTGACCTGACAACTCCATGCTGTCAAAGGATTCAGACATATATTGATCACATATTAACATACATATTTTTGTATAAGCATTTTCAAGTGCTTCTATTCTAGGAGATATAATAGAATCAATACCTTGTCTAAGGGTATTGATTGCAAATCCTGATAATTGAAATTGTATATCTCCGTAAAGTGTGTGTGGTACTCCACCTCTTTGCATTTCTCCTGAGATTAATCCCATAAAAGATCCTGTTTCTCTAGCTACTTCCATTAATCCTAGTGGCTGTATATCTTCTCCTTGTGCAAGAGATATTTCTGTACCTTCTTTGTAAGGATCTTCATCAAGAGACTTTGTTCCGTCTCTTGAAATAATTTTTAATCCCTGTCGTCTAGCACGGGAAGTTAGCTCTAACATAATAGACATTATCTGATTATTCTTTTCATAATTTTCTCTATTGTGTTTGTAAATAGATTCTCCATAATCAGCAATCGTATCATCAATAGGAGTCATATCATTGAGAGCCTGTATCATAGGAGCTGACCCCACAGGCCCTAAAAATACAGGCACCTCGTCTGCTCCGTGAGGAGTAGGTTTCTTAGCTACTCTTCCGTTAGAAAGAACTACTGTGTTCATTTCTTTATCGTAATAATCATATACATCTATCCAATCTTCATCATCATAATTTTCGTTTCTTGGAAGTTTAATATTGTATTGGCTTTCAACTAAGTCTTTAGATTTTTTAACTTTATAACAAGCCCACTCTAGCCCTTCACTACCAAGTCCCCAATATGTGTGCATTGGATCCCAAGGTGTAATATCTACATAAGTATCTTCATCTTTATCTTTAACAAGTAAAGCTCTACCTGCATACCAACCTCTTAGTGTAATATACCAAGCTAGTTGATTTTTAATTGAAGGCATAGATGATTTTTTAATTCTTTCGTCAGCACTTTTCAAGATGCCTAGAAAGAATTTTTCTTTCTTATTATTCTTTTTCCTATCTTCTTCTTTTTCAGAAACATTAGGAATCCTAGCTACCATTTCACTTCCTATAACAAAGGAAATTATTTTATCTGCATAGGTAGAAGGTTCGTTAGATGTGTAAGATTGGTAGCCGTCACCTGCATCATATGGATCTAATCTGTAAAGAGAAAAATCTCTGTCCATTCTGTTTCTTAATGGTTCAGTAGCATCATAGTGACTCTCTACTTTATCTATAATTTTTTCAGGTTTATAACTAGCTTTTGCCATTTACCATCTCCTTACACGGATTGATGTTCTATTTTCTATATGTGCATAACCAAAATGGTTTATCAAACCATAGATTACGGCTTTTATTCCATGATTATACTTATCTTCAGGTTGATTGCCAACTATATTTCCATCTCTATCTGTCTTCCACTTGTACACAAGTGTCTGTCCATTAAATGGATTTGGAGCTGACCCAAACTCTGATAAAATTCCTTTGCATTGTTTATTAATAATTAATCTTGGCTCACCATTTGGAGCTAATTTTAACATAGATTTTAATTTTTCTGTACCATCATTGATCTTAACTTTCTGAGAATCAAGGTACAATCCTGTTTCGTTTAACCAAATTTCTGCAGGAGCTGCCATAGCTTGATGTTGATACCCTGCTACATCAATTACTCCGAACTGTACATCACTCCACCATTCTCTGTTCTGACAAATATTAATCATTTCTTCCGTAATAAGTGACTGTTCATAGACTTCATCGATAAGTCTAACTTGGTCATTGCTGATCTGTATCGCTTCGATAGCATAGCCGCCTGCATAACCCGGATCGATCCACAAGTGGACGGGTTCCCCTTGTATATACTTAGCTTCTTCTGATATATGTTTGTCAGTTCTGAATTCTTGGAAGACGACTCCTTTAGGTGGTGAAGGAATACCTTCAATCCTTTCCATAAAGAAATCATCACTAGCCTCATTCTTAAGTTTTTGTATTTCAGGGTCATCTTTGCCTCCCGGATATAAATGTTTGTTCGTATAAGAAGGTAAGGAAAAAGATTTTTCATCTCCTTCTCCGTATTTCCATGACTGAAATAATTGTGGGTACCAACCAAGGCTACCTTCAAATGTTCCTGCTAAAAATAACCATGCTGCTTTAGGTGCACATCTACCTCTTATCCTGTAATAACTTTCTAAATCTAACTGACTAGCCTCGCATCCTATAATTCCATCGGGTGCTCTCATAGCTAGAGTACGAGGGTCTTTAGCAGACTTGGTTTCAATAACAGTTCCGTCAGATAATTCTATTCTCCCCGGATCTACTCTCTTAGAAGCCTTTTTTAAAAGGCCTAATTTAGCAAAATCTTCTACTAAATACTCAAATTCTGCCCTAGTTCTGCCGTAATCTGCAGCAACTAACCAATATAAACCCTTTTCTTCTGTTTCAAATATTCTTCTAAGCAAGAATTTACTAGCGATCATGCTTTTTCCTGCTTGTTCTCCGCCTGCTACAAGGGTAAATCGTTTATCATTATCTAAAATTACTCTTTGTTCGTCAGTAGGTTCAAACCCTACTTTATCATAAAGAAAATTAGTTAATTCATTTTGTGTTTGAGTCATTAATTATGTCCTCTGCTTCCTGTTCAGCCTTTGTTTTAGCCTGTTTTGACTTAGCCATCTTTCTAAATTCGGAAATAAGCTGTCTAGAATCATCACCTGTGTTGTCAGATTGTTTATATCTCTCAGGTAAGTGGGCATTTAACATGGTTATCAGTAAAACAGGTCTACCATAATCACCTTTTTCTACCATTTTGTCTATTAACTGAAAAGCTTTACTTTCTAATCCCTCTCCAACAGCTAACTTTTCATCATCAAAGCTTTGCTTAAACTCAGGATCTTGCTTAAACCAATCATATACAGTATCTCTACTTATATTTAACCCCGAAACAGCAGAAGAAATTGTCTTTGTTTCCTTGTATTTCTCTATAAAATCAGATTTAATCTTATCTTTCTCTTCATCTGTATATTTTGCCATTGTCTAATCCTCCTACTTGAAATATAATAACTGTGTTGACTTCTATAGTCAACTATCTCCTTGAAAAAAGGGGAGGCACGAATCAAAAATAATTCCCTTCCTCCCCTTTATCTTTCTTTTTTCTTTATATACTTTCTTTTTTCTTTCTTATTTGCTTGACTACTTTTTTGCCATTGCTTATAATTTGCAAAGGGGAAGGGAATACCATATACCAAAAAGCATTATTATCCCCTAATTAAAAGGGGATAATATTTGCTATACCACATAGCATATAATAGCTACACCAAATCACTTTTTGCAAAAAAATTCTGTCAAGGGTATGTACAGCCTATGATCAGGAAAGCTAAGGTATGCCCCCTTGGTTCTTTTTGCTAAGTATCTTGTTGTGAATGGATATATGAAAAGCAAAAAGCAACCAATTTGGCAACCAAGCTTTCCTTCAAGGTGTATTAATAGCATGGCTTCGCTTTGCGAAGTTGCTTTTTTTATATTGTCGGATATGTAAGATAATATTCTATTAGCCATAAAAAAAGCAAGTGTGCTATTAACACACCACAGGCAATGCTATTTGGGTGTCTATATTCTTCAGTGCAACGGCTTGAACTGTATGCTAGCTTGTACAGTTTGCATGATCTGTCGAAAGTTCAAGCCATTGCGAAATTTGCTTGGCTTGTCTTCTTCGCAGGATGGATGTGATAGAGCAAATTCCGATTGGGTATCGTGCCATTCTAGACTTTAACTTGCAAAGAGCACATTGCCCTGAGCATTGCCTGTTCGTTTGGTAGTATAAAGCTTCCCTATGCCATTCGTGCCTTGTGTACTTGGTAGGATTTGTATTTTTGCCTGACAAACATAATATTTCCTTTTATGCAGATACAGCTAATTAATATGCATTAAAATACAATTCCCCCAAAAATGTAAAATCGTCCTTCAGGAATCGCAGGAAGGTTCCCTTCGCGATTAATTTTACATTTTCTCCTCTTTGTATTATATGCATGAAGTATTAATTAGCCATATCGCAAAGGAGAATATTATGGCAGACAAAAATTTACAAATCGCTACTCAAGTAGCTAACAAGGCAGAAATGCCATTGGATAAAGCTTTACACTATATCCAAAACGGAACAGGACAAGCATCAGGTAGCAATGCACCTATTGCAGTTGTTAAAGTTCCTAGAAAGAGCCCGATATCTATCCAATCAGGAATTTTTCAGGCTCTATCGAATCCATTCACTGACGAAGAAAGAGCAGAAGCCAATCAGATTATCGAAAAGGCTACACCTGAACTGTTCGACAGAGTGTTTCATGACAAAATAGTACAAGCTTGTCTAGCAAACAATGTCAAGCAGATCGTTGACATGAAGAAGGTTATAGACTCCACAAAGTAGATAGCCATAGGGTGGGTGTTAATAGCACCCACTCTTTTTTTGCTAAGAATATTATTCTATTGTATGGTTACGATTGTTTAATATGCGATAGCGATGGTGTTGACCAAAACTTTTGCAAAAA